ACCCTTATTCAGAACCCCAAGGCATATGCGGGTCTTCAGAAAAAGAAAATCAACGATATGGCGAGGCAAAAGGGCGATAACCACGTCCTGTATAATCTCAAGAAAGGTCGTGGGAACGTCATCATTGACACCGGCCCGGCCATGAGCACGCAGAGACAGGAAGTAGCCCACAAGTTGATGATGATGGCGCAGGGCAATCCAAGGCTCCATCTCCTTGTCGATGACATTATCCTGAAAGCCCTTGGCGATCCTTACATGGATGAGGCTGCAGAACGGGTCAGAACGGCTCTCAAAATGCAGCAGCCGGGGCTTGTGAAACCCATCGAAGGCGAAGAGGAACAGCCCCCGCCTCAACAGCCTATTCCTCCGAAGGTTCAGGCCGATATTGGCAAGGTGCAGGTCCAGCAGATGAAGGCCAAGAACGAAGAACAGAGAATGCAAAACGACAAGATAAGGGCAGAGACGGAACGGCTCAAGCTGATGAAAGAATTCAAGGATCAGGACAAGGAAACGAAGCAGATGCTCATGGACCTCCTGAAAGAGCTTTTTTCAGACAAGCATTGGGCCGACGAGATAGCGCAACAACGTGGGGTATTACCGGGAGGAGATGGGCAACCCGCTCCTCCTATGCCACAGTAAAAGGAGTAGGTTATGGACAATGATACACCCGTTGAAGAAATTCAACCAACCGAAACGCCGGGGTCGGTTCCCGGAACAGCAGAAGAACCCGTAGTAGAAACGAAGGAAGGTGGAGAACCCACCCCTGTAGCAAAACCGGGAGCGCCTAGCGCGGAAGATGAATTAAAGCGCCAGAGAAAAGAACAGCGTCGTCTTCGGGAAGAAAATCAGCGCCTCAAGGAACAGGCTGCGTATGAGCGCGGTCTGCGTGAAGGCATGATTAAGCCTGCTTCGGGAACACCCGTAGCGGCATCCGAAGACAAGCCCCCGGAAAAGCCTGACCCCGACAAGTTCGAGGGCGGGCAGTACAGCAGGGAATACCTTGAAGCCATGGCCGATTACTCTTCTGATCTGGCAGTTTATAAGACAGGCCAGAAACAGAAAGAGGCCGATCAGAAAAAGGCGCAGGATGATGGAAACAAGACGCTCATGGAGAATTTTAATGCATTCAAGTCGAGGGTTGCCAGGGCCGCAGAAGAATTTGATGACCCTGAGATAGCCGAATGTCTTGAACGAAACGATGCGTCTAACCCGTTCCATGTAGATGCAAGGGTATATCCAACGGCTCCTGCTGTGGTGCTCTTCATCATGGAATCAGAACTTGCGCCGAGGCTCATCAGGCATTTCCTCGATAACAGGGCGGAGCTTGAGACTATCTACAAGTCCGCCACACCAGCCGCAGCCATGGCAAAAATGGCGCGAGTGGAGGCAAAATTGGAAGCAGAAACGAAACCCGACCAAACAAAAATGAAGAGTGGCGCACCCAAGCCCATAACGCCGATACCGGGCACACCTGCTCCGGGGTCGGCTACCAAAATAGAACCGGAAGACATGTCGGTGGGGGATTATTTCCATCACTACATGACAAAGTTCTATGGTGGGGGTGCAGCGGCATAAAGCGTCGCTCTTCTCACGGAGGATTGTATTATGGCTCAGAGAATCTTAACCATGTCGATGATTACGACGGGCATCCTGCCGGTGCTCCATGCAAACCTCGTATTTGCTAAGGGGATTGACAGACACTATGACGCTCAATTTGGCATTTCCGGCGCGATGATCGGCAACACTCTCAACATCAGGCTGCCCAACAGGTACTATGTTTCTGACGGTCCTAACCTTCAGGCTCAGGATACCCAAGAGCAGATCGTAGCTTTGACCCTTAACCACCAGTGGCAGGTCAGCACCAACTTCACGAGTGCCGATTTTACCCTGTCTCTGGATGAATTCAGTCGCCGGATTCTTACCCCGAAATCGGCGGCACTTACCAGCAAGATCGATTACTGGTGCGCTGTGGAAGCGACCATGAACGCTTTCAACATGGTTGGCACTCCGGGAACATCTCCGGGCGATCAGGCGGTGGCGACAGCAGGCTTTACCAATGCGACGGTTCCGAGGGTTTACCTCAACGCCGCAAGGTTGCTCGATTACAACAACGTTCCTGCGGATAACCAGAGGCGAATGATCATCACCCCGGATGCTCAGGCATCTTCGGTCGATGGTCTCAAGGGCCTCCTGAACGATCAACACCTTGTCGGTGAGCAGTACAGGCGCGGTGTGCTCGGAGAGACTTTCGGCTATGAGTTCGCCATGGATCAGAACCTGTACGCGATTCAGCCGGGCATCAGGGGCACCAACACACCGTATGTGAACGGCCCCGGTCAGACAGGTCTAAGCCTTTATACGAGCGGCTGGCCTGCGAACACCAACGTTCTTTATCCCGGTGAAGTCTTCACCATCGCAGGCGTGAATTCAGTCAACCCGGAAAACCAACAGGACAACGGCGCAGCAGCCATGTTCTGTGTGGGCGGTATGGGCCTTCAGTACGTGAACGGACAGACGCAGTTGCTTCTCACGCCCGTTACGTCCGATGCCAACGGCAATGCGACTATTCCCTTGGCGTCTCCTTTTAACGGCATAATTGCTGCCGGTCCTCAGATCGCCAATGCTACCGTCACCGCTTCTCCGGCAAACCAGGCGCTTCTTACCATGCTTTATCCGACAAACAGCGCCGCTTCCGCCACGACCTATAAGGCGAGCATCGCCATGCATCACGACGCGATGACGCTCGGGACCGCAGACCTGGTGCTTGAGCCGAACCTTCAGTTTGGAGCGCGGGATAATTACGACGGCATCAGCATCAGGATCATCAGGCAGTACACAATAGGTACGGACCAGATACCGTGCCGTATCGACGTTCTTGGCGGAGTTAAGGCCCTGCGGCCCGAATTGCTCTGCAAGATCACGCAGTAGGGGGTGCAGAATGGCATACGATCAACTTACAGAAAACCGGCTCGATGGTACTCAGTGCGGCCAGAGTCCTACGGACAAACTCGCCTTTTGGGGTGGTATTCCGATCCCTAGAAGGTCATCCCCGATGGAGGCGACCTTACAGCCTTTTCAGGGGGGTGTTCTTACCACATATCAGGTGTCTTTCACCCCTACGGCGAGCGTCGCGCCCAATACCTTTGCGGAACAGTATGTGACGGTAACGGGTGTGGCGACAACTGATTTTGTGATGCACGTCGATAAGCCTACGCTTGACGCGGGCATCAGCCTTGGCGGGCTCAGGGTGTCCACTACCGCGAACTATGTGGGAATCAACTTCGGCAACGACACCAGCGCTACCGTGACGCCTACGAGCAACCAGACCTACACGATCATAGTGGCAACCGGCCTAAACGTAATTTCAGCTACCTTGACGCCTTCGGCGGTTCCTCCTAGCTCGGATACTACCACAGAGGGCGTCATGGAACAGACCTTCTCTTTGCCGGGCGGCATCAGCGCGGCAGGGGTGGCCATTCTCAACGCGGCAGGGCAAATTGCCGGGGTCAGCATAACCAATAACGGCACGGGCTATTATACCCCTCCCGATGTGGTGTTTGCCGCGGGTGTATGGCCTGTCGAAATCATGTCCGGCACATTGGACGGCCTTGGCGGTGGACTCTCCAGGGGTACGTTTGCCGGTAATACTTACAGCGTTGTAGGCCAATTAGCGCAAACTGCTCCACCGACCGCGCAGTATCCGGGAGGGTCCGGTGCTTGCGGCATTGGAATTATCGATGGTTCCGGCCATGTAATCGGCGTCCAGATGATTTCTCCGGGTGCCGGTTATCAGGTGGCCCCTACCGTCACTTTCTCTGGCGGCCAGAACATCTCAATGGGGATGGCAGTTCAGGTCAACAAGAACGCACAGCAGGCAGGGCTTGGCATATCGAATGTTAGAGTCCCGGCTGACAACCAGATCGCCATTACCTACGTGAACAACACAATCGCCACTATCACGCCGACAGCCGGGGAGACCTACAAAATTTTGGGTATCAACGGTCTTTCCGCCTATGGTAACATTCTGGACTACGGGGTCTATGTCAGCACAACGGGTGTGAATACATCAACAGCCGTCGAGAGGGATTTTACCGTCACCGGCATTGCAACGACGGACAAGATCATAGGGATGCAGAAACCGACCATCGCGGCCGGGGTTGTAGTTACCGGCCAGTTTGTTTCCACGACCAACCAGATCGGCGTGAACTTTGGGAACGTTTCAACTACCGGATCAATTGTGCCAGCCGCTGAAACCTATGACTTCAGCGTTTTCAGACCGTCGCCGGTAGCACCATGTGTCCTTATTCCGGCCTATCTCACGCCTGCATCGGTCGCGGCCAATACCACGGCAGAACAGAGCTTCACGGTGGTAGGCATCCCGGCCAACTCTTACGTGAGGGCTATCAAGGGCAGTGCTACGGCGGGCTTGGCGGTAGGTCAGTGCCGGGTCAGCACCACGAACAACATTTACATCGGGTACGAGAACGACACGGCGGGAGCCATTGTTCCGCCTGCAGAGTTCTATATGCTCGAAGTCTTCCAGCAGCAGGGGGCAGGGGCTAGTACTGGACCGACCGTTACGGCTAACAGGGTATCCGCGCCTTGTTTCCAGACATTGAATATGTTGATCGATGAGGCCAATGATATGCGGAATACGCTCAAGCTCACGGGCATCGAGCAGGGGCACTAAGGATCGATCTTGATTGGGGAGGGGCGTCTTCTTCCTTCCCCTCCCCTTTCAGGGCCTACGGAGCGATATTGAGCAATAAAAGACGCCTGAAGTTAGCTCTGGCGGTTTTTGCAAAGAACGAAGAGGATTGCATTAAAG